TTCCTCCCTAAAAAGGATCAGCGTAGTGGTCAAAGCGAACAATGCCGTGGCCACTGCAGCTGCTGGATTGTTGGCCATGGTAGCGTTGAGTATGCGCATTCCGTTAACCACCTTGGCTATAGCTCCCTGGAACTTAAGGCTGGCCACAGCTAAGCCTCCTTGGGCTGCAGTAGTGGCGATCAGTGCCGCCCTATATGTGCCATAAGAGATTATAAGCACTTTGATAATGCGAATCACATCCTCATAGTTCTCGATCAGAGTCTTCAATCCTGCAGTAGAACCAAATATCACGCCCTCATTGGCCTCTCCTATCGTGTTCAACAGCACGACCCAGGCATCCTTTAAGTTCGATAGTTGCCCAGTCACGGAGGTGCTTTGCTTTTCCATCAAGTTGTAGAAGGTGCCGCCTGCGTTGGTCATTTCTTCTATTGCCACCTTCACATTGTCAAACCCGACCTGTCCGCTTTCGACCAGGCTCTTCACATTTTCATCAGCAACGCCAAATTGCTTAGCCAGCGCACTGGTCAGGTCTATGCCCCTTCCTGTGAACTGGATCAGGTCCCGGGTGTAGAGACGGTTCTGAATGCGCGTGGTGCCGTATAGGTAGATCAAGTCATTGAGCGGGATAGATAGGCCCGCCGATACATCGCCAAGTCTCCTAGTCACATCGATCACATCTTGCGAAGATACCTTATAGGCCAAAAGTTGCTTGGTGGCCTGGCCGAGCTCGGTGAGTTGAAATGGGGTCTTGGCCGCAAGCTCCACCACCTGGGCAAATAGCGCATCGGCTTCTTTCTTGTTTCCAAGTATGGTTTGCAATGAGATGTCAAGCTGTTGGAACTCTCCCCTGACTTGAATCAAGGACGTGACCAGGCTCTGGGCTGCATTGAACGATAGGTAGCCAGCGATCAGACCGCCGACACGCTTGCCCATGCTCTCTATGCCGCTATAGGTTTTGGTCACATCTTTATCGAGTCCACGCACACTGTTGCGCACGGTGGCTATGCCCTTGTTGAGGTCTCCCGACATGATGAATTCTATGCGTACTGGTTCCATCTATTTCAATCCAAAAAAACTGTTCTGTTCCTGTTCGCTTTCTATCTTTCTTTCCTTGCCTTTGCCCGTCTGGTATCTCGGGGCATCGGCGATCATCATCTGGATCGCTGGCCAAGGGGTTGACCACATAATATGTTGTGTAGTCCACCCAGTCGCCGTAGCTATCTGCCAAATAATGCCGAAAGGGCTATGCAGGCCTTTCATTCTGCCTGTTGACTCCCCTTCTCTTCCGGGCTCTGATTCCTCGGCGTTGTCATCTTCATCGCTGATAGAAATCTGATAGTATTCGTAAAATGTTGTACGCCGCTAAGCTGTATCAACAGCACGGCGATCTTGGCCAAGCTGATGGCATCGCAGCTCCATCGAAGGTACCAGCCCAATAGCTTCGAAAGCAAAGTGCCCGTTACCCTGCCACGGATCATGCCCATGGCCACGATCCGGCTCACGTTCACGCCATGCTCTGCCAGTAGCCGGTGCGCCTCTTTCAGGTCGCCAGCGTCTATTTTTTCTATCTCCACATCCATCTTGAGGTATAGGTTGGATATCCTCATCATAGTGCCGAGCACTGGCCGCTTCACGGTGATCCCGAAGTGCTTCACGAGCCATGACATGAAAAAAGGTGTGCGAATTTGCACGCGCACACCTTTATCAAGCAGTAGTTCAGAAGCTTCTATTTCAACTTCCTTCATTCATCTATACTTGTTCGATGCTGTAAGGAGCTGCAGTGATCAGCGTTGGGGTCAAGACCACGGCGGTCACTTCTACCTGTGCGATCTCTGTCCTGGATAGGTTCCAGTTGATCCTTGCACTGATCTTTGCCCTTGGTATCTCGATCTTCACATTGTAGGAGGTCACGACCTCTACAGATTGCTCCACCTCAAATATGTCACGCGGTGCAGACCATTTGTCGCCCGTCACCGTTCCCCCAAATACCCTTTGCAATGCAGCGGGTTCCAGGTTGATGACCGCGAACTTGAGTTGGGTCAAGCCCGGTTCGGAGATGATGGTCTCCTCGGCAGTGAAGTTGTTTTCTTCTGAAAAGAACTCCTGACGGGTAGCATCTTCTACCGTGAAAGAGCCCGTGCCCCGGTACGTAACGCCCAGTGCGGTGAGGATTGTGCCCATGCCGCCCGCGGCATCGATCGCACCCATTTTGATTGATTTCAGTCCTATTGATCTGGTTTCAGCCATGATATTTTATATTGGTTTAATTGTTTTTAAAATAATTTTAAAAAGACCCGTCACAAAGCCCAGGTATATCAGTAAAGCCAAGAAGCTGATCCGGCCAAACCACAATTGTATCTTTTGCCAATTGCTCCACGGTTTCTTCGTTATAATAGTCTTGGTGATAGTAGTGACGCTGGTTTTTTCACGGTCTTTTAGTATAAGGAATATAGCAAGGCTATCGACCTGACAAGTGGCTTCTATCACACTTTGCTTTGGGCTCACCCTGATGATCTTGATATCCGGTGGCTTGAGGTGCTTGCCGCTCTTGAGCGATTGAATCTCCTTGATCTTTACCTGCCCCAAGCTGTCGCACTCGACCAGCGCCCTAATGCTTGCGCTGTCGGTCAGATAGACCGTGGTGTCTCGCAGTGTCTCCACTATCGTAATATCGGTCTCTACCCTGTCCGGGATTTTGATCGACTTACAGCTTAGTGCTGAGATCAGAATTGCTGATAAGAGTATGGTTTTTATTAACATTTTTGATAAGAGAATTAATTTTAGTATTCAATTTGATTACCTCTTTTTCAAGGCCTTCTACTTTGTCCATCAGCGTTCCGCGATCCCTAAGCAAGTCGGACTTTACATCCAGCAGCTTTATATTTTCATTTTGAGAGGTGATATACCGCCGCATCAGTTCATCGTTGCTGGCTGTCACTTTCTGGATTGAGTTGAGCAATGGCTGTATGGCTTCATTGATCAATTCCAGGTCACTCCGTTTTCTTTCGCGCGGGGTTTTCAACTTGCTATATAGCCATGCAAAGAACCCCGATATGCCCGCTCCCAGTACTCCCCACATCGCCTCGTTCATTTCTTCACGGGTTTTGTGTTATAGATATTGGTATCCTTCACGCCATTGCTTCGCAGCCACGCTGGTACATCGAAGCTGGGGCAATCCTTTTTGTTGTCAAAGAGGTAGTGCCCCGCTACTTTCGCCGATGTATTTCTTTTCAAGAACTCGCTCACAAAGCGCCATAAGGCTTCTTTTTGCTGTAGTGTCCTGGTGTCTTTTGTCTTGCCCTTTTCATCCGTGCCGCCTACATACACAATGTGCCTGGCCGTGCTGTTGTGGCCCTTCACTCCGTTGGTGATCTCCCAATCGTCCACGTAGCCATCATCGTTGTTGGCAACGAGCTGTTCTATGCAGCCATTGAGGTGGATCATGTCGGTATATCCGACTTGTTTCCATCCGTTGCCCTTTGGTTTCGGGTCTGTGTGCCAGTGGCGAATGTCCGCCGCTGAAACTGCCCGTCCCTCAGGGGTGGCGGTGCAATGGATAATGAGGTATAATAGGCGTTGCTTGCTCATTCGAATGATTCGATTTCTTTGTCTTCAAGAGTCTGGGCATGAAGGTTGGCAAAGCTCCATATCTCGAAGTACTGCCCATCAGAGGTGCGGAACTTGCCCATCACTTCATCTGTTTGATCTTCTGGTTTTTTTTCGGCCTTGGCCATGGTAGGTTTTTTCTTAGTGCTCATATTGCTATGTGGTTGTTTGGCTTATCAAATCCCGTCCCGAGTATCGGGAACGGGCTTGATCTACCAACCATGAAAACTATGCTCCTGAGCGGATCGCGCCGATGTACTTGTTCCGGATCGGCATCGCGTGGAAACGCTGTTGGAAGCCGATCACGTCACCGCGCTCTCCTGGGTCTTTGTACTTGGCGAACACTTCGTAGTCGCCCTCGCACTTCATTACTTCACTGCGCATCCAGGCGATTGACGCCATGGTGTCGGTGCCTGCAGGCGTTGAGCCAAAGGCCTTCTTCGCCCCTGCTGCAGTGTAGTAAGGGTTCTTGCTGTAGGTGTACAGCTTGAAGCTGAACAACTTCCTGTCGGTCATAAACTCCTTGTACAGCTTGATGTCCTGAGACTTCAAGTCGCCCAAGTGGATGGGGTTGAGCAAGAGCACCAGCTCGTCCATGTTCGCATCGATCATCATGAACTTGCTCTCCAAGTCCAGCACATCCTCGAAGGTTAATTTCTTCAAGGTGTAGGCGTTCAATGCGCCTGTGCTTGCGATCACAGGGGTGAGTGCGGTGTTAGCTGCGGGTGCCCAGTTGTTTGCGGCGAGAGAGCCATCATATAGCCTCAATGCGTTTCTGTGGCCCCTAACCACGCTGTCCATCTTGTTGTAAGCGGTTTCTTTTTCTTCCACGTTCCTTACGACCGTGTTCACGGTGTCGAAGGTGTGCAGGGGTATTTCCTTGGGCACGTCAGTCCTTGAGACCGTGGGCACAGGAAACACGGTGTTATCGACCAGTACAGAGGGGTCAACACCTGCCTCTGCAAGGTTGATCTTGTTGTAGTCAACGAACTCGCTCATGTCCACCGACTCGGTGAGGAATGAGCTTTCAGGGTACATACCCTCTTTGATCACATCGATCCAGATTTGTTTTTCGATTGCCATTTTTAATTGGTTTTTAAAGTTTTAAGTCTCTTTCAGTTTAAGCGTTGGCAGTGTACTCCTTACGCAATGCCAGAAAAGAACCATTGTCTTTCAAGCGCATGTCGTTGAGCCCTTTTGGGTCTTTCTTTGCCCAGTCCATGTAATTCCAGCTTTCGCGGTCTTTTGGCAGGTCTTTCTTGTTGTCCACATTGGCTGACATCTTCACGCGCTTTGGCATGCTTTCCAGCACCGACTTGGCGGCTGTATGGTCTTTGTCAAAGAGGGTGAGCATCTGGGCTTTGCCATCTACGTTGATGCGGCCGTCCAATACGGCGGCATCGGTCAAAGCAACAGCCTCAGCCTTGAGCCTTGCGGTCTCGGCATCTGCCAGGGTTTTCACCTTAGCTTCCAGGTCGGTCTTTTCTTGCGCAAGGGTTGCCGTTGCCCCTTGCAATTCGTTCAATTTCACCAGTACTTCTGATTCGCTGGCATTGTCGGCCAGCTTGAGTGCTTTTGCGATTTCTTTCATCTTGTTATCATGTTTTTTAAAATTCTTGTCTTTCAGTTGCACCAGTGCTTCCGGTGCGGTGATCTCGTGGCCTTGCTCATCGTAGAGCACCACGGCGTTGTGGTTGGCACCTATCGACACTATGCTGGCCTCCCTCAATCTCCACTTAGTGATCGTTGGCTCTTGCTGTCCGGTGAGCATCAGTGATGGGCTGTCATTAAATTCGAGCGGCCAAGCTCCTATGCTGGCCATCTTGAGAAAACCTCGATCAACTTTTCCGGCAATGGTTTTAGCAAACTCATCGTCCATATCAAAGATGGCATCTGCCAGTATCTTCGATCCATCCACCCTTAGGTTTTCCCAGCGGCCTATCGGCACATCGTAATCGTTGTGCATGAAAAACATCGCTGGGTTTTTCTTGAACTGCGCCAGGTCTGCCCCATCCGTCAGCATTCGAAAGCCGTGCGTGTTTACCGATTCGTCATGTAGAATGAATGTTTTTGCCAATGCTTTTCTGTTTTAAACTCATGGCAATAGTACGGAGGGTAGAAAACACGTGCAAAAAAGCATTCAAGGCTTGTTCGTTTTTTTGCACACGCCCCGATTTGCAGCCAGATTTGCCATAAAAAGAGATGGCAGGACTGACCCTACAACAGAAAAGAGACTACGCCAAGCGGCTATACCTATCCGGTGACGGCATGACCCAAGCCGAGGTGGCCAAGCGTTCAGGCGTTTCCAATAAGTCTGTGAATACGTGGATAAAAAAAGACAAGTGGGACGAACTGCGCATCTCATTGCTCACCACCAAAGAAGAGCAGCTGGTGAGCCTATACCGACAGCTCGATGCGCTCAAGAAGGATATAGAGCTCAGGGAAAAAAAATGGCCAACCACCCCCGAGGGTGACCTGATCAGCAAGCTGACTTCCAGCATCAAAAACCTTGAATCAGACACTTCACTGGCCGAGAAAATGGAGACTGGCAAAGAGTTCCTGCGCTTCGTGCGCAAGGTCGATGACTTTGAGCTTAGCAACCGCCTCGCCAACCTTTTCGATGCCTTCATTAAATCATTCCTATAATGGCCATCCGCAAGATCACAGATAAGCAAGCCTATCGCGATTGGACGGGTTTCTTCATGCAGTTCATCGAGGACATCGTGGTGGACAGCTCAGAGACCGAAAGCGACAAGCTGGTGCGCAAGGCCAAGCTCGAAGCCAACCCAGAAGAGTGGTTCAAATATTACTTTCCAAAATATTGCACCGCAGAGCCCGCCGCGTTCCACAAGTCCGCAACGCGTAGGTTGTTGAAAAATAAGCGCTGGTACGAGGTAAGGGCGTGGAGCAGGGAGCTGGCCAAGTCGAGCCGCTCCATGATGGAGTTCCTATACATGGCCCTGACGGGCGAGATCAAGAACATGGTACTGGTGAGCAATAGCTGGGACAATGCCGTGAGGCTATTGCTTCCCTTCAAGCTGAACTTGGAGCGAAACAAACGCATCATCAACGACTACGGCGACCAACAGGCCATAGGGCAATGGGAGGCAGACGAATTCACCACCCGAACAGGCTGTGCATTCCGTGCGCTGGGTGCGGGACAAAGCCCACGGGGAACGAAGAATGAGAACGTAAGGCCAGATGCCATCTTGATAGATGACATCGACACCGATGAAGAATGCCGCAACCCCGACCGGATCAAGACTAAATGGGAATGGATCGAGCAAGCCCTGATCCCCACCGTGTCGGTCTCTGGCAATTGCCGGATCATCTTCAATGGCAACATCATCGCCAAGTATTGCTGCATTACAGAAGCTATCAAGAAGTCAGACAAGTCCACTACCATCAACATCCGTGACAAACACGGCAAAAGCTCTTGGACAAGCAAGAACAAAGAGAGCGACATAGATTATATCCTCTCCAAGATCAGCTACCTATCTGCTCAGAAAGAGTACTACAATAATCCGGTGAGCGTGGGCGATGTCTTCAAAGAGATGACATGGGGCAAGTGCCCGTCACTCTCTAAATTTAACTTCATCGTGGCCTATGCCGATCCGGCAACCAGCAACAAGGACAAGAAGGGCGCAAGCACCAAGGCCGTGGTAATGCTCGGATTTGTAAATGAAAAGTTCTACGTGATCAATTGCTTCTTGGACGCGACCGGCAACGAGAATTTCGTACAGTGGTTCTACGACATCAGGGAGCTGGTTGGCGACAAGACCCAGGTCTATTACGTGATCGAAAACAACACGTTGCAAGACCCTTTTTTCGAACAGGTCTTTATGCCGCTATTCGCCAAGTTCAGCAAGGACACAGGCTATACCCTGCCCATATCGCCAGACACCCGCAAGAAGCCCGACAAGTTCGTGCGCATAGAGGGCAACCTGGAACCGCTAAACAGGGTGGGAAAGATTGTGCTCAATGAGGCCGAAAAAGGAAACCCCCACATGCAGCGGCTCGAAGAACAATTCCTTGCCGTCACGCCAAAGCTCACCGTGCCCGCCGATGGGCCCGATGCCGTGGAAGGCGGCGTGTGGATCATCAACCAGAAAATGAGCCGTATCGCCCAGGGAGATATATGGGTGGGTGGTAAAAAACGCACTAAACGATTTTAAATCATGATAACATTAGAAGACCTGAACACACACTTGCGCAACGAAAGCGTTGCCGTGATATCCCGTGAAGACCCTGCCATTGCCTACGCTGCCATGCAGGCCGCCGTGGCCGAGGCCAAGGGCTATATGGGTGCCTACGATGTGGAGAGCGTATTTGGCCAGATCGGCCAATACCGAAACCCGCTATTGCTCACCTGGCTCAAGGACATGGCCGTGTGGCACTTCGTTAACCTTTGCAATGCCACCACAGGCCTCGACCTGCGCGAAAAGCGCTATGACCGGGCGATCTCTTGGTTTCGCGAACTGCAAAAGGGCAACGTGTCCATTGACCTGCCAAAGCTTACCGACCCGATCAGCGGAGAGCAAGAGGCAGGGACCAAGCCAATCACCTTCCATAGCAACGACAAAAAAGACCTTCATTTTTAATTAAGAAATATGGCACAATACAATCCCATTATCAATAAACTGGTCGTGAAACCAGCCGTGCGGTCAACAACCGACATAGGCCAGTGGCGCAACGCGATCAAGTCAGCCGACCGCGGTAGGCGGTCACGGCTATACGACCTGTACGAAGACCTCATGATAGACGGCGTGCTATCCGATGCGGTCGATAAGCGCATCGATGCCATCACCAACGCAGAGCTCACATTTCAACGCAAAGGCGAGGTGATCCCCGAGCTGGAAGAGCTGATCGATACCCCAGACTTTGAAAGGCTTTTAAAAGAGATCATGCTCTCCAAATTTTGGGGTATCAGTTTATTGGAGTTCGACTTTACGAATGGCTTCAAGTTCTGGTCGATCCCACGCAAGCATATATTGCCAGACCGCAAAGAGGTGATCAGGCAGGAATACGATGAAAAGGGCTTGCCCTACGATGGCGATCCATTCATCTTGCAGATCGGTGAAGATGACAGCCTTGGGCTCTTTCTCAAGACCGCTCCTTATGCCATATACAAGCGCGGTGGCTTTGGAGACTGGGCGCAATGGATCGAACTATTTGGCATGCCACAGCGCATTGGCAAGTACAGCGTCTATGACAATGAGAGCCGAAAGCTCTTGGAAGAGGCCTTTGAAGTGGCCGGATCGGCCCCCAGCATGGTGGTGCCAAAGGAGACGGACGTGGAAGTGAACAACAATGGCCAGGGCGGCAACGGGGTCAGCTTTGACGACTTTCGCAAGGCCTGCAACGAGGAACTGCTCGTAACCGTGCTCGGGCAGACCATGACCACGCTGGACGGATCGAGCCACAGTCAGTCCGAGACCCACAAGGAAGTAGAGGAAGGCAAGAACAAAAGCGATAGACGGTTTGTGCAGCGGGTGCTCAACCACGACTTATTGCCCTTGCTCGAAGCCCGGGGCTTTCCCGTAAAAGGTGGCACGTTCTATTTTCCTGAGGCCGGGGAAACGATCAGCACCGCCGAGCGGCTCACAAAGGATATGCAGCTCAACGAGATCATTGATATCTCGGAGGAGTATTTCTATGAAACCTATGACATCCCCCGTCCGGAGGGAGGGCAGGTGATCGCTAAGAAGAAACAAGTAGCCGGGGCCTTTGGCCTTCCGGTCGAACCGGATGAAACAGAGCCCCCCGATCCTGTGGAGAATAGTTGGTATAAACGCATGATGGATTTTTTCGTCCACGCCCCGGCCAAGTCGGTCGGGGCTATCAATTCTTTGATTAGCCTTGGCGACAAGGACAGCCTCAATGTACGCTTTGAGATAGATAAGCTTTTTGATAATGCGCTGAAAAATATATATCAGAGCGGCGGGCAATCTGCAGAACTATTCGATAAGCACCTATTTGCCATCGGAAACAATCCATTACAGGCTGGTATTGCAGGAGCCTTCACCAGTGCAGGAGTTGACTGGGGCAAAAAAAACCTGATATTTACCAGCGAGTTCAAGGCCAATACCGCTGTGTTTGCGGCCTTCAAGGCGCACGACCAAGGCAAAGAGATCGCCAAGCAACTAACCGCCAAGGACGGATCGCTCAAGTCGCTGAGCCAGTTCAAGCGGGACGTGAAAAGCCTGGTTGACCCAAAGTGGCGCAAAGAGTGGCTGCAAGCCGAGTACAATACCGCTGTGCGATCAGCCAGAATGGCCGTGAACTGGAAAAAGTTCGAAGAGACCAAGGACTTGTACCCTAACCTCGAATACATGCCCAGCCGATCGGCCAATCCCCGTGACGAGCACCGAAGGTTTTGGGGTACGATACTGCCGATAGATCACCCATTCTGGGCGAAGCAAACGCCGCCAAGCTTGTGGAACTGTCTGTGCGGCATCAGGGCAACAGACAAGCCCGTGACCGCCCCACCTGAGGGCTGGGAAAGCAATATAGACCCGGTATTCGACAACAACCCTGGCCAAACTGGTGAGTTTGTGAAGATCGAGGAGACTGGCTATGCCAAGCGGACGGATGAAGCGTTGAAGGCCGATCTGTTGCAACAGGCAAGGGTTGAGCAATCGCTCAATACCAAGCTGAATGAACAGTATACAATGGAAAGGTTTGAGAATGGAGGTGTGTTGGAAGTGCCAAAAAGACAACAGCAAGATCATGAATTCGAAAAGAACTTAGTGAGTTATCGGGCTTTTATAGAAAAAAATGGAGGCCACTACAAGTTGCTTCCCACTATTCAAGGGGAAAAACTCAAAAACCCTGATGCGTGGGACATGGAAAGGTTTATGTACTCATACGCAAAGCATCCTATCACACCTGATCCACAAAGGGCAATAAGAAATAGTTTCAGGTCGGGCATTGAACAAAACGATTATGGTTTTTTTGTGCCCGAGATTATCATAAGATTAGATAGTGAATATCAGTATCCAGAATTGATGAAAGGGATAAGGCGGGCCATTCAAGAGGATGAAAAAGAGGTGATAAAACACTTGACAATTATATTTGAAAATGGCAAGGTAAGAAAATACAAATTGGATAGGCTTAGAAAGAGGTATGCTAAAAAATAAGAAGGGGTGAACCAATCTTGTTGATTCACCCCCCTGGCGGGCCCCCCCTTGTTCAGGTATAAGGTCCCGTACAAATATACGAATATTGACATAATATGTTATATGGACTTAAAAGAATTTCAAAAACGCATGGATAGGCTGGCCTCCGACATGCAGGCCTCCATCAAGAACGACCTGCCACGGGTGATCGGCGTAGAGGCCGTCAACCACTACCAGGAGGGCTTCCAGAACGAGGGATTCACCGATACCGTGCTTGTGAAGTGGAAAGAAGTAAAACGGCGCATGGCCGGATCAAAGGCCAAAGGGGCAGACCAAGACCGCAAGGTATTGACGGGGCGCACTGGATTGCTGCACGATAGCATCGAGTACGAGACGGCACCGGGCAAGACCATCGTATTTGCCAACCCGCAAAATAAAGGGGCTGGCGATAACTACGCCAAGGTGCAACAGTTTGGTACCAGCACCGCGGGCAGGGGCAACAAGACGACCATCCCCGCACGCCCCTTTATCGGCGAGAGTGCCCAGCTGATGGGCAAGATCAACGACAAGATCATACATAGGTTCAAGACCATTATTAAAAACAGTTTAAAATGAAAGAGATATTCCTTGCCGTGACGGCAAAACTAAAAACCATCCCAGCATTGCGCTGGATAGATGATGACTACGGACAGGCAGACAACTACCAGTTGCGCCCCGCCATCGACTTCCCCGCCGCCCTGGTGTCGGTCAACTACGACAGCACAGACGACACCGGGGATGCCGCCGATATGGAACAGCTCGTAAGGGCAAGTGTGCAGGTGCGACTGGTCTTCGAGGGGGCTGGCGAAACCAATACTTTTGCTCCTGATGTCACAAGACAGCAAGCCCTTGCACGCTTCGACATCGTGGACACCGTGCACCAATACCTGCAGAGCTTTGACAATGTGGGCAAGATGGCAGGCCTCACCCGCACCAGCATGAAGAGCGAGCAACGCCGGGACGGCTACAAGGTGGTGGCGATCAGGTACGTGACGGACTTTACGGAGGCTTATTAAAAGGAAAAACCCTTCAATGGTTTCAAAACCCTTGAAGGGTGGTATGCCCAAGCTCTTCAAGCTCACGCTCTTTTTGCCCGATGGGCGTATTTAGATAATTGTACAAGGTGCCCATGCTGATGGGATAGACGGGGTAGATGTAGCGGCGATAGATGTGGCGGGTAGTGAGGCCCTTGCCCTGGTGTTGTTGGAATATGTCACATACCTTGCGGATCATACGGAGCTTATGCGCATTGCTGTACATGCTCCGCTATGCCAATATTGACTTGTCTATTATGCGCCCACGCCTGTTCTTGTTGTCCCCGAATTTATTGCTTCGATATACCATTGGATTGTGCAGGCTGCATGCCGCTAACTTGGAGGAGTTTGATTGGGACGGCCCAGGGTGGCGCAATGCCTTCCTGGCTTTAGATATGCTCTTTGAGCTTGATTTTAAGGCGTTCAAAAAGGTTGATTTCTTGCCCATCGATGCCTTGGTTTTCATTCCGTTTTTCATATTGATTACTGCTTTGACACAAAAAAAGGCCATCGCTGGCCTTGGTGCAAAAAAAGTTATCAAAGGGTTATTTTTTGGGGCACATATAATTTTTGATACCTGCATGTATTTTTGAATATTTATTTTAAGAAAGCCCGGCTACTGCGATCTGAATGGTTATTTCAGGGGCTCAGGCCGGGCTTGCCTCCCGTATGGAGGGTGAATGCTACTACAGCCCCTTTTTCGCGTGGCACATTAAAACGTGCCATAATAGTCGCTATATGCCAGCCTGAAAATGGCCGGTGCATAGCTTGGTGTTACCTACAAGTGCTACATTCGTTTTTCAATTGAAGTTTAGTTGTATAAATCTTCATCCCACTTTAATAGTTTCTTAATTGCATTACCACCTTTTGCTGCATTATCGCAATCAACTATACTT